TCGATGATCTGCTTCTGGCGATAGTCGTCCAGGGAATCGACGCGGCGGCGCTGGTATTCCTGCTCCTCCTGCTCGGCGCGCTGCTTCTGCATCATCGCGCCCATCAGGCCGTTCAGAAGCATCGGATTGCGACGGGCCACCAGCCCGGCAAGGCCAAAAGCGATCGCCTGCTTCAGGCCAAACTTGCCGCCGCCGAACATGCCGCCCTTCGCCTTGGTGGGGGCGGCAAAATCCATCGGCGCGATCTGTGGCGCCTGCATCGGCTGAAGCCAGTCCGGCACGTTTTGTCCTATCGGCTGCATTGTCATCCGAAAGCCCCCAATCGGGCGTAATTCACTCCCGGCTTGCCGTTGGCGAAGTTGGGGACATAGGCCCAGGGACGCAGCCTCTCGACTTCATCGGCCATCACGCCCTCGCGCAGGATGAAGTCCGGGTCGTTCCGGTAGCGGAAACGGTATCGCTTGAGACCGTCGCCGCGATCATCCCATTCGCCCACTTCCTCGATGTCCGTCTTCAGGCTGCGGTCGGACGCCATGATCGCCGCCGAAGCGATGCTGGCCCCGGCATTCAGCAGATCGGAGCCCCAGCCGCCGGGTTGCTTGCCGGTGGTGTTGCCGTAGCCGCCGAGGAGTCCGCCGATTGCGCCGAGATTGCCGATCCCCGCATATGGAAGCCGCCCCGCCAGCTCGCCGGCCGCAAGATAGGGGGTGATGCCCATATACTGTCCGGCGGTAAGGGCCGGCATCATCCCTGCCGCCTGCTGCTGGTTCGCGCGCTCCTGGGCGAAATTGCCGTAACGAAGCGCATTGCCGGCCGTGGCGACGCCCCTTGCTAGGCTTTCGGCGTGACCGCCCGATCCCGTCCTTCCGGCCAGCGAGAAAGTCGAGTTCACGCGGTTGGCCGCATCCTCTTCGCCCCTGCGCACGATCGAGTCCAGATAGGGGTTGGAGTCGAGATATTTCCCGCCCAGCACTTCCTTGGCATAGTCAATGCCGTAGGACACTGGCTGCGTCCCGAAGGCCATTTCCCCAAGCTGCGGCAAGCGTCCCTGGATGCCAGAGGCAATGCTTTCCAGATTGCCCTGGTTCGCCCCGACGACGCCGGAAATCTGGTTCGCCGCCCCGGTGACGATCGGTTTGACCCACTTGGGCGGCTCGACCGTCGTTTCCGTCTTGCTCGACTTCTTGCCCATCTAATCCCTCAACTCCCGCGTGTAGATGCAGATTCCGTCCGCATCCTCGCTGTGCTTGGCCCACCCCAATTGCAGGAGGGATTTCAGCCACCCCCTGCGCCCCATAGCGACCATCCGCGCGGCTCCCGCTCGCGCTGCGGCGCTCCCAATCACCCTGTCCAATTCCCCGACCCAGCGGCGGTGATCGCGTCCGCCGATCAGGATCACTTCGCAGCCGTGTTCCGTAATCCGAGCCGTGGCGCAGGCGAGAAGGTCGTCCCCGTCCATGACCACCCACAAAGCCTCATCGTCGCGAAGGACGGTTTCGCGATCCCCCAGCTTTCGCGCCGGCTCCAGCATCGCTTCGGCTTCCGGCCACCGCTCCCATTGCCTCGGGGACAGGACGCCGCCGATAATCATTGCAGGAACACGATCGTGACCCTGGCGCCCGGCGTCCCGCCAGGGGCTCGCGCCGAATCGGCCTCCGCGCCCATTCCAGCTGGGCGCGCGGAGCCGAGCGAAAACGCCGCATTCGCCTCGGCGGACAGGCCTGCGGCCCGGATCGACAGACCCGCCAATGCGAGCGCCGCATCGGTTTCAGATGAGGCTATTGCCATGGCCAGCCCCCCTCAAGCAGGAGCGCTAACTGGCTCGGAAAAAAACCCCGCCGGTCATTTGAATGTCGCTTCCAGAAGGCGTTTGCGCGAAATCAAACATCGTCAGCGGAATGATGTTGCTGTCGGTGCCGGCCGTGGTATCGCTATCATAGGCAACCAGGATTTTGCTGATCGCATTGCCGGTCGCCGAAGTCCATGTCGTCGTCGGCAGCGACACGTCATAGCGATCATTCGCATCGTCGGGGGCCGGAAAGGCGGCGAGATCAGCATCCGTCAGGGTTTTGCGCCCCATGGTTGTCTGTTCGTTCGTCGTCCCCGACAAAACCGCCGCAAGATCGTCCTTGTCGATCAGCGTCGCGTCACTTTCAAGGCCGGACGTTTCAATCGGAACAAGGATTAGCGCCGAGTTTGCCGGGTCGTTTGACTTGACCCTGTTGTAGTATTCCACAACTCGCCCCTTGGCGACGTTGAAGACGATGTTTGCCATTTGTCGTTGCCCTTTTGCTTAGCGTGCGACCGCGATCGACAATGTAATGTCGGCCAGTGTCGCGTCCGCCGGATTGGGCGCATACACCTCGAACAGGGCCAGCGCCGGAACGTCCTGCGCGGTAATCGAAACAGTCGCGGTCGTTTGCCCGGCCCCGAACGTGATCGTTCCCACGTCGGAGCCGGAAACCTTGATCGTGAACACCGCAGAGCCCGTCGCCGCCACACCGGCGTCCCCCAAAGACGCGGAAGCGTTGATCGTGAACGGCTGTGCGATCTTCAGTCTGAGAAGCTGCTGGGCGTCGGCGGGAACGCCATCGACGAACAGCGAAAAATAGGACGGGCGGTTAAGAAGATGGTTGACCGCCTCCGCAATGCGTCGAAACCAGTCCGGCCCGCCCTGGCGCGGAACATTGGGAAACCTCACCGACCATCTCCGGCCTCATATTCAAGCTCCACCCCCTGCACGTAGGTCCAGGCGGACCCGGCGGGGATGGTCAGCTTCGCGTCCAGGTAGCGGCCATTGACGCGGATCGGCATCTTGCCGTTGTCGCGCATCGAGCCGGCGGCAATGACGTTTCCGGCGTCCCCGGCCCGCATCCTCGCGTCCAGCGTCAGGCTGGCCGAGATCGTGTCGGAAACCGGGCGGGCCGAACGCACGCGCGACCGCCGTCCCGCCGATGGCTCGATATTGTCGATCTGGACCGTCGCTTCCATTGGGGTTCCGCCGAACGCCCCGACGACATTCGACGCATCGACCACGAACAGCAGCGGGTTGCCGCCGTTGAAGGTCGGGTCGTCCAGGCTCAACGGGATCGAGTCCAACCCGCTCGGATACAGGGCGTCCAGGGCATCGACGGTGACGCTCGACGTAAAGCCGGTGAACAGGCCCGTCAGCGCCAGCTCGATCATGGTCGCGCGCTTCAAATCATAGTTGTAGGCGATGATCCTGCCGGGGTTTCCGGGCATCCCCCACATGACCAGGTTCTTTTGCGGATCGACCGCCGACCACATGCTCGCGATGTCCGTCCGCGAATAGGTGCGGAAGAACCAGTCGTTGAACTTTTCCGTCCCCAGCGGAATGACGTTCTCGCCGTCGCAAGCCATGAAGCCGCGTTCGGACAGGAAGAACACGATCCGACCGACCTTGCAGGCCGAGCCCGCCGCCATGCATCCGATTTCGGAACTGATCTCGTCGAACTGGAACCAGATGTCCGGCGTCCCGGTGTAAGTAACCCGCTTGATCGCATTCTTCTGAAGGATCAGGCCGTATTCGCCGCCGAAGATGCGAACACCCTTGCCCCCGCCGAGAAGCGGTTGCTCATCGGCCTGGCTTGTGCCGATGGTCCATGCCGTGCAGTCGTTGAACGCGCTCCAGCGGGCCTTGTCGTCAGCCGTCAGGCACATGGCGAAGTCGCGCACCCGCGCAATGTCAACGGCGTTGGTCGGAGCGCCCGCAATCGCGGCAGCAGTCCCGGCGAGCATCTGGTAACGCCCGACCTGGCCTCCGTTGGCGTAGATCACATTGTCGCCGAACTGGTCGAAATACCAGCGCGCGGTCGTCGCGACCGCGACCAGCGAGTTCCATGCCGAACCGCTGTATTTGTAAAGGTCTGAAGCCGTGGCCGAAAGCAGGTGCGTGGTCGAATCCGAGGCGACGAATGCGCCCCCTCCGACGAACGCCGAAGGCAGCGCGGCCGTCATCCCCGAAAAGGCCCGAACCGGAGCGTAGCCGTTACCGATGGCGCGCACGTTCTTGGCGACCGTCAGTGTCCCGGTCTCGGCAAGGTCCGGCCTCCACTCGGGGAAGGCGAAAACCTTTTGCGGCACTAGCAGCGCGCTCCGGGCACCTGGCGCGTGGCATTGGGGATCAGCGGCCCGGCCCCGAATCGATCCGAGCGCGTCGCCCGATTGATGCGCGCGATCACATTGTCGAGCATCCCCCGCCACTGGCCCGCGCGAACGGCGTTATCGAGATAGGCTTCGGCGTAATAGAGCGTCCCGTAAAGATAGGCGTCCGGGTGGCGTTCCAGCAGCCAGTTCGACGGGGCGACATTGGACAGCGGATCGATCACCGCGAAATAGTCCATCGTCAGCAGCTCTTCTTCCGCTGGAACCGGGGCCACGCGGATTCCCCCGGCGACCAGGCAATAGGCGCGCGGGATGCCCGTTGTTCCGTCGAACTGCTGCTTCAGGGCGGTCGGCGAAATCCCGCTGAGCGGCGTGTCGGGGCTGGCCTCGCGATAGATCGCCCGCATCGCCAGATAGTCGGACGGAAGCGGCGTATCCTCGTCCGACACCGAAAAGGTGACGGTGCGCTCCATCTGCGGCGCGCGAAGTTCCCGGTTGAACTCGGATTCCGCCATCTGGATAAAGACCGGAATCTGGCTTTCGAGGTCGTCGCGGTCGAGCCACAACGCGATCTGTGACTTGAGCGTCGTCAGGTCCGGGATCGGCGCCGGAACCGAAAGGGCAAGCGAAATGGACATGCCTCACCCCTTCAGATGATGATGTTCTTGCACTTGAGCCAGCGATAGTCGGGATCGTTCAGGAGCCGCCGCACACCCTCGCGGTGATTGGGGTTCCAGAAATCCACGCCGTGCTTGACCAGCCATTCATACATGACGCCGATCGGGATTTCGGCGACCTTTTCCATGTTGGACAGTCCGCCGGTCCGGCTGTGCTCGGCCTCTGCCCGCTTGTTGCGGTCGAGGATGCGTTCGATGCTTTTTGCGGTCTGCTCGTAGCGGACCAACACCCCGTCCGGGTCGTCGGGATGATCCCCAATATATTTCTTGAGCCCGGTGCCGGGGTTGAAGTCGATGAGTTCCCAGTTCGCCATTTGGCGCTCCCGGCAAAGAAAAGGGGCCGATCCGAAGACCGACCCCTCCCCCCGTTTCAGACCCCCGGCTAGGCGGTTTGGATATCGCGAATCGCGCCGGACGCCTTCTCGTTCTTGCAAACGAGAGCGACTTCCTGGTGAATCGCCTTGCGGGTCGCGAGGCCCGTCTTGGCGAGGTCTTCGACGCGCATCGGAACGAGCTCGGCGACCGCCCAATACTCGGGGTCGATCACCAGCGCATCGCGGCTCGATGCAAAGCGCGAAGGAACGAGCTGGACGCGGCCCGCGTCGCCGACATACACTTCGGCGCCGGCAACGATCGTGATGAGGCTTTCGCCCGTGTCACGACGCTGCGAGGCAAGGCCCGAGAAGGCCGCCGACTTGCGCTTGAGCGCCATGTTGGTCAGAACGATCGTCGGGTTGCCGCCGTCGGTCCAGATGTTCTCCAGCATGTCCGCAAGCAGCGTCTCCGTGTAGGTGCGGAGGGTGCCGTTGCCGGCCGCCGCGTTGGGATAGCCCGATGTCGAGCCGCCCGAATAGGTCGGGGCGGTGCCGGTGGCGCCCATGCTGTTGTTGGTGACGAGGAACGCCAGCGCACCCGCCGTCTGCCCGGCAGTGCCGGACGCGGGCGGAACCGCCGCCTTGTTCGCGCAGAAGCGCGACTCGGCATCGGTCTTGAGCTCGCGCGCGGCCTTCATGATCTCGCGAGCGAGCTCCGAAGAACGGCCCGCAGTGCGGCTCGCCTCCATGGTCGTGGAAGAACCGACAACCTTCTTCATGATCTGGGTGTAGTTGCCCTGACGAACCGTGTCGGCACGGCTGTCGTTGGTCAGATCATCGCCCTGGATCGTGAAGTTGTCGGCGTTCGCGGCGGCGAGGCCGTCGGTCTGCCATTCATGGTAGACCTGGCTTGCCTTTTCGCGTCCGACCGACCTCTGGAACGGGGCGTCGTCGGGGAACAGTTCGTGGATTTTGTCCGAGAGGTCTTCGCGGACACCGACCCGGCCAACGGCCTGGATCGTATTCGTTGGAACGGCCATTTTCTAGGCTCTCTTTTCGTTGGGGCTACAGTTTGATGCCCTGTGATTGAAGATAGTCGGCGAACGCTTCGCTGCGGCGTTGTCCACGCGAGTTCTTCGTCGCCTCCCATGCGGCTTGCGCGTTGCGCGCGCGAAGCTGATCTGCGCCCTGTGCAACGCCGGGCTTGGCCACTTTGGGTAGCCCCTTGGCGGCGCGGACCTTTTCCATCTTCTTGGCCATCAGCGCGTCATACTTCGAGGCTTTCGCCTTCCAGTCCGCCGCAACCTTCATGGCCAGGATGTCGTCCGCGCGAGCTTGCGCGATCAGCTCTGGCGAATAGCCCATTTCCCTGGCGACTGCCGAGAGCTCGGCCTGGAGCTTCGGCCCGGTCGTGGGATCGAGATATTCTGGAAATGCTTCGACGAGTTTCTGCTGCTGCTCGGCATGATAAGCCTGTTCGGCTTGTGCTTCGCGAGCCTGGGCCTGCTGCGCCAGTTGGGCGGCCTGCTGCTGCAACTCTCGCTGCTGGGCAACGGCGCTCTCATAGGCGTGCTGCTGGCTGTAGAACGCGACCGGATCGGTCTGCAACAGCGCCGGGTTGGGGCGCTGCGGCAGAAGCTGGCCGGCAATCTGCTCGAAATGCTGCGCGTATCCCCGCTCGATCTCCGCAAGCTGCTGAAGTGCCGCCTGCTGGGTCTCTTGCTTGGCGCGCGCCGCCTCCTGGGACTTCTGCTGAAGGAACCGCTCGCGCTCGCCTTCGCGCTTGGCAAGATATTCCTGCGTCTCGCGCGGCAGCTCGGCGAATTTGGCCTTCGCTTCGGCATCCCACGAAACCGGCGGGTCGATGGGCGGAAGCTCGTCTTCCTCCGCTTCGATTTCCGGTTCGTCTTCGGCTTCCTCGGCCTGCTCGACCTCATCGGTCGGCTCGCCTTCTGCCGGTTGTTCCTCTTCCTGATCCGTTTCGCCAAGCCACTCGGCCGCGATGTTCTCGAATGCTTCCGTGGCGCTGGCTTTGCCCTCGCCTCCGACTTCCCCTTCGGGATGGGTCATTGGGTCGTGTCCTTTTCAGGTGTTGCGCTCATGCGAGCGATCCGCGCATGGTGCGCGAATGGGTGGCCGGTTGCCCCGGCTCTGTTCTTGCCCTTTCGGGAACCTAGTATTTGTTCAGAATGTCGATCAGGCTGTCGTCGAACACGACATAGTTGCGGGTGTGCGTCTGCGGTCCTAATCCATCTATCGCGTTGAACCGCGAACCATGATCCAGGTATTGAATGCCTGCGAGGCCCGCCGACCGCATATTGTCAGCCAAAGGGATGTCGCCCAATGCGCGGCGCTCTGCCGTAAAAAGTTCAGCACCCGACTGTTTCCCCGCAAAGCCCGGCGAGACTCCCCGGCTATCAAACCACCCCTGCACGCGTTCGGATTGCGCACCCAGCGG